ATCATCCACTGATTTCCCGAATTTAGCCATTATTTTCTTCCTTATTAGTTACCCGGGTGGAACATCTTTAATAGTCCACCTGATGATGTTTCAGTTGGTGTTGAATTATTGTTTTTCTTTGTGTTCTTTTTATCACCCCTATTGCTTGATCCACCCTGTGTTTTGTTTGAAGTATGGTCTGTATTTTTATTAGAGTTAGCTCGACTTTTAGTCGGAGGCGGTGCGGGTGGAGTTTTAGGAGTTGTTTGTTCAGGTATCAGTTTATCAATAGCATAGTCTGCTGCCATACCACCCACAGCTCTTACAATGCCACCACCTGGAATAGCACCAATCGCCGCCTTTCCTGCTTTCTTATAGTCACCCTGCACACCGTAATATGCAGCCTCAGCACCAGCTGCAACCTGACCAGCTATTGGAATAAATGATAAAGCCGTCTTAGCTAAACTTACACCTATATCAAGCGCACTATTATCTTCATGTGGTTCAACTCGAGCTCCTTTTGGAAGGTTCACTTTAGTTGGGCCATTAGGTGTCTTATAAGTTTTACCATCTATTTTAATCTTCTCAGATCCCTTTTCACCAACTATAGCTTTACCACCTGGTGCGTATGGTGTTCCCTTTTCATATCGCGGTGTCTGAGGAGCTTGCTCCTGTCTTCCATTATTCATGTGCTGCTGCAGCGCTGGGCGTGACCAAGCCGGCTCAGAACCACTATGATACGATGGACCCCAGTATCTGCGTGATCCAGTATCGATATGAACTAAACCGGGTCTATATACACCTATGCCGCCGGCACCTATTCTAGAAGCTGCTAGAACGAATTTATTAGTTCTATCCGGATCACCCTGAAACTGAATATCAACAGCTTTTCCTTGAAGATGCATCGAACCGCCAGCACCACCAGCCCTTGCGTTACGCGCAGCATCACGATAACCGGAAGTGATGACCATATCCGGAAATAACTCCATCATCGATTTGGCTTTACCAGCTATATCCGATTGAATACGAGTGTCGACACCGGCAGCCCATTTTAATCCAAATGCGTTAGCTCCACCTGCGCTTGCAGGTGGACCAGCACCTTCATCATTGCGATCCGCTGCAGCCCCACCGGGAGCGCTAGGTGAACCTGGAGCAGATGGTGTGCTTGGTGAACTAGGTGAAGATGGTGTAACTGATGAACTCTGTGAAGGTGTTGTATTCCCAAGAGCACCGGTTAAACCAGTGACATCACCAAGAAGTATAACTTCGTTGGCCTTAAGCTCCATTGTTCCAGCAATGAATTTAATCTCATCAGAAGCATTAAAGGTCAGTGACTCTCTCATGATAACAGAAGTTTCAGATCGATCACGATGAATTGTCAGCTCATGGATAATTTCAGCACCTTCTACACCCGGGGTAGGTGCAGTGATAGTGTCAGCTCCATTAGCCGGCTTCTTAAGATCTTCAATCTCTTTATCAGAAAGCTGAAAGACTGCCCTAACGATGTAAGCAACAAAATCATCAACACTGGCACCAATGGCTTCTAATGCAAAATAGCCACCTGCAAATCCAACTATGAATCCTGGTATAGCACCTATTTCGAAATTCCATGCTCCAGCGAGTTGCGATGCTATAGCGCCAGCTATCATACCACCGACTATAGCAACACCGAATTCAGCTACAATTTTTGACCAGATAACAGTAGCTTCTCTCCAAAAATTTGGATTTCCAGAACGATATAATGCGATAGTCTCTGTTAGTCCACCGAAAACAGCAACGGCAATAAAATATAGATTAGCTCCTTTAGCGCCAATCGATGCAGCTGCATCTACTGCTGCTTTACCAGCTCCTTTAATTCTTTCCCATGCACTTTTACTCGCGGGCGCTGATTCAGTTACACTTGGCCTATTGACTGGTTCAGCACTTTTATTTTCTGTCGACTTATCTGATGTTTTTTCTTCTTGCGTCTTCTTAGCACTCTCTTCTTTAGCTTTTTCTTCTTGCGCTTTTTTAGCAGCTTCACTATTGCGTCTCATCCATGGCTGTAATCCACCGCCATTGCTATTACCAAGTGAATTTAGAATATCCTTGAGAATCTCATTCTGCTCTTGCTGAAGTGCAAGCGACTGAGTTAGAATTTCATTGGTAAGCATATTAGTCTGGGTTAGTTCACCCAAAGATTCTGCTACTGGAGATGGTTTACCATCTGCCGCTGGTTCATTCTTAGTTTTCCTGAATTTTTGTGCAAATGCGTACTGCGTTGGGAAAGCAGTAGCTAACAATTCTTTACCAAGTTTACCCTGCTTATATGCAGACACGAACTTAGCTTGATTAGGAAATGCAATAGAACCGATTGTTCCTAATACACTCATTATCGACCTCCAACAGATAAGCCAGAAGTTCCTTTACCAAATAGATATGGAAAATATTTCCCCATCCAACCACCATCGTCAGGATTTGTAGTTTCACTGCTTTGTCTCTTTTCAGCATCCAAGGCTTTTTGTAATACTGCACCACCATCACCCTCGTAGCCGGGTTGAAATTGTGTCTGACTAGCCTCTGGTCCTTTAATTCCTGCTGCAAGATTCCTAGGCGTAACGGCTCGGCCTGTATCAACAACACCATTTTCAGGGTTTGGTATAGGTGCACCTATACGGGCTAATGATTCACCGCTCTGCTGGCGTGCATCATTCATAGCAGTCGATTGTAATGCAATACGTTCAGCAGCTGTCTTTGGGCCTGATTCTTGGGCTCTATCATTGTCTAACATATCTGCTGTACGAATGCCTTGATCTCTGGCAGCATTAGATTCAGCTGTTGCTGTTATATCTTTAGCATTTTGCTGTCCAGCTCGGCGAGGATCGCTTGCCCATTCAGCAGTTTCTCTATCACGCTTTTGTTGAAAATTTTCTTCAGGTGGCCCCTGGACTTCACCTAAACCCTCGGGCCTACGTTGCGGCTGCGGTATAACTTTCTCAGCAGCTACAGTAATAGTCTTCTTAATCTTAGGCGCCTTCATACCAAGTTCTAGTGTGCGCTGCTTATCAGCGGCAAAGAACATTGCATGAGTATCTTCACCACGGCGCTCTGCATCTTGATGCGCCTGGAACATGGCACGTGACTTAGCGTGACGATCCCAGTTCGGGTCATCAACTTCAATAGTCTTAGTCTGCGGCTTTGGCTTTACGACCTTCTCAGGAGTAGGTGTTGCTGCAGCCTTACGCGCTGCTACTTCTGCTGCACCGTCACCTCTACCACCACCAACAAATTCCTGTCGGCCAGTACCCGGTACAGTAACACTGCCCATAGCATCAAACTGTGGCGCTTCACCTTCAATGAATGTATTAGGCTTTGGTTTTTTAGCATCGGCTGCTTCAGCTGCTTCCTTTGCAGCTACCATCTTTGCCATTGGGTTAGTTATTGCATTAGCGTTTGCGGCTGCTGTCATCTGGGCACCTTGCGCCATGTCATCTCTATCAGCTGCTTCCCATCTTGCATTGCTACTCTGGACACCAGTCGTTGCGGCTTGAGACCCAGCTACGCTGCTTCCACTTAGTCTGACTGCAGAACCTGGTGCTGCACCATTCGACCTTGTATCTGCATTAGTTCCTCCTGGAACAATGTCTTCGACTTTTAATTTGCTTAAATGACCAAGACGCTTTGCAGTATCAATATCCGGACGTGCCGGTGCCTCAAATCCCTTAACGACAGAATACAGTCTAGCTTGGGTTGGTAACTCTTCATTATTTAGATCAGACCAAGCTTTTTTATAATGAGTCTTCATTTCCCAGGCAAATGCTTTTGACTGTTCAGCAACAGTCATCTCATTAGGCATTTTACCAAATTGTTTTCTAATTCGTTCAGAACGAGGACCGTCCCAAGAAGCTATACCATGAGCTCTTTGATTTGGATTGCTTCTTGAAGGATCTGCATGAGTATCATCTGGTTTATGAAGTGCTTCACCTGATAAATTAGCGACAGCTATTCTAGCAGCAGAATCAGATAATCCTTCTGCTCTTAAAGCGGTATAAGCTTCCTGTTGATTTGCTGCTAAATTTCTATTCGGTGCTCCAACTCGTTGAGCGGTCGAATTAAGAGCTTCTAAACCAGGTCCAGCTGAACCAGCAGCTGGTGTGTTTCCATAGATATTTGTTCCAGGAGCATTATTCAATCTAGCGTTAGCACCACTTCCACTTCCTGATGGTGCGCCACCTGTACCATTGCCTTGCCCGTTTCCTTGTCCACCTTGCGAAGTTCCTTGACTATTTGTAGAAGCTGATACCGCTGTAGCAGATGATTGCTGGATCTGGGCTATCTCACTTTTTTTTACACTTTTTGCATCGATCGTAAGTGTTTGAACTTCGAACTTTAACTTATTAGTAGTAAATGTCAGAGTCTTACTATCAAATTTCAGATCTCCTTTTAGTTTCTTATCACCACCTCTGTTCTGGGCTTCCTGTATAGCTGGAGTAGAGCGACTACCACCGCTATTTCCACCGCCGCTAGGAGTTGGTGGTGGTACACTAGTACTAGATCCACTAGCTGCTGGAGTAGATGGCTGATGAGTCATTGCGACTGTAGCAGCAGCTGCGCCAACGGCGCCAGTTGCTATAGCTGTGCGACTTGCACTACTAGGCGTGGTTGGACCAGGGTTGGCTCTAGGAGTTTGCGTTGGTGATGGCCCATTACTACGGCCACCCATGTTTTTAACTGCTGATGCTATCTCTTGCAGAATAGTTATAGATCGTGTCTGCAACTGAATCTGCTCTCTAATAAGCAGATTGTTCTCACGAGTTATACCAGTCGAAGCTTCAACACCAAATCTGGTTTCTGTAGCCTCACGCTTGTAGTCATTTGCTAAATTTTCATTAACTTGACCATTTCCAGACGATTGAGAAGTAGCAGAAGTAGCTGTACGCTGCTTTTCCTTCTCAGCGTTATCATACATCTCCTTGAAGGCATCCTTAAGGAGCTTCTTTTCATTTGATTTACGCTTGTTCTCGGCCTTTGTATAGAGGTCATCAAAGATTTCCTTGACGTCCTTCTTGGTAAGAATGCTCCTACGAGTCTTCTTACTCTCTTCCTTCTCGGCCTTGACTTCGTCCTTTAAAGCCTTCTGCTCAGCTTCGAGTTTATCTTGTTCAACTTGCTGTGCGGCTATTGCAGCTGCAATTTGCTCTTGCGCTCGGCCAGCACCCTTGCCGCCCTCGCGCATAAGTTGAGCAAGAATCTCTTCGCCTGATTGTGCTTTGCCAGCCATCTACTAACCCATTCTTTGACGTTCTTCTTGCTCTTTGATAAAATTAATCAACAGCTCAACGTAAATATCTCGTTCGAAGATGACTAAGTTCTCAATCTCCGATATTTGATATTTATGATGCTGAGCCATGGAGAAGATAGTCTGATAGTAGTTGTCTAGATTGTTGTGACTCAGCGCAAGGTAAAAAAATCAGATAACGTTGTAAGCTCGATCGTCTTATCTGCCCCCGTTGCATTCTTGTACTCTAACTTATAATACAATGAAGGTAAGTTTGACATAAACTCACGGACGAGTTCAAAACTCTTAATGTCCATAAGCTCTAGGAATTCTAATAGATCTTCTTCACCAAAGTCCTTGCCCTCATATACATTATCTGCATCATAGATTTGGCCAATACAACGAACGACCAGGCGATAGAACGTCTCATCACCCTCAGACTTAAGGAAGATCTTATCATCATAGATATAAGCCGGCGGGTATTGCATCACCAAACCTGACTTGTCAGTGATCTTGACTATTTTTTCTTGCTTATCAGGATACTTTATCGTCACATTTTGCAGATCTACCTCAAAGTCATATACCTGCTGATCTTCAATATCACGATATGATACCTTGATTTGATCACCAATTGAGAACCCACGAAGACGAACAAACAAATACTCGAGGGCAAACAATGGAATTTTATCGATGTCGAATGTTGGGTCCATGCTGCAATTGTTGACAACCTGCTTTATAGCAGTCAGCATATCAGTTTGATCCTCACTCACTTTAGCCATAAGTAGAAGCTTCTCTTCCTTCACCAGCATTGGTCTAAACATATAAGACTTACTGTCAGGTGGGATGCTGATAGAGATAGTAGGATATGAGATTTTAGGTAGTGCCATTGTATACTCCAGTTGTTAATTATGCATTCATTGATGATTGTGGTGCTCTTAAAACCGCGCTGTTATTAGGTTGATTGAGTGGTGAAGATTGATACGATTGAATTGGTGCATTTAGATCTAGCGTTGTACCAAAGTCATCCAATGACCACTCAGTAAAGCTAAACTTAGCTGTTACTTTTAACAAGCCATTCTGCTGTTCCCATGAAACAGGAATATCATTAAGTGCGATTGGAAAGGCCCTATATAGATTATAAGTGATAGAAGGTAGTCCAGCCGAATCGTATACAACTATCTGAATATTTCCAGCATAGTTATCTTTGTACTCGGTAGTATAAAACTTTCTGCCATCTAATTTTGCTATTCCACCTGTTCGTGCATAACCAGGTGGTGTGGCTCCATTTGTCGTGAAGATATAGTTTAGCCATGTATATAAGAAAGCGTGAGTCATTCCAAATCGATCGCAGATAAATGTCAAATCGACATCTGTAAAATTGCTACTAAATGGCATCTTCTCTTGAACACCGACACCATATCTAGCGCTATCAACAGTCCTCAGAGCTACACCAGGTAGACTAGCATTTACACAGCGATACTGTAGATCATCCAAGATCTTTGATGTTGGAACTGCACCATTAACTAGTGTTGTGACTGCTGTACCATTCATAGCCGAATTGACACCAAATGAAATTTGTACAGCGTACTTATTAGTCTGGAGGATGCCTCGCTGGCCGATTCTGCCTCTAAATTCTTCTATATTGAATGCCATTAGATCCTCGTAAGTGATTCTTTCCAGACGTCTGATTTGCGTTTTCCTTGGAACCTATCGATAGGTAGCATCAAAGCAACATCCCACTCGTCTGGTGCTATATAAAGAAACGGCGACCTAACATGATCACGTAGATACCTCTTCACACAAGGCTTAAATGGTCCAAACTTAGAAGCACCTTGAAGGATCTGATATGAGATTTTCAATTGTGTTTTCTCATCATACGTATCTTGAACAGCTATAGCTTTCGATACGAACTTACCAGTTGCCACCTCAGTGTATTTCCCAGGCGATACTTCCTTATAGCCTTCTTTTATCTTAGTCCTTTTATTTATAGTGCTGTAAAGAGCGTCCATCAATTTAGCTCTCATCACAGGTGGCAGATAGTGCATATTGATACCTAGGAATCCATCTGAATATATCTCGATTGGGAATATCAATGGGTACATATCATAGTAAGGTAGGACTTCCTTCAGTTTTGGATCGTACTGGAAGGTGTACATCTTACCGATAGAATCCTCATTAATTGTTCCCTTACGGTTGACTATAGCAGCCTTATTGATGATATTACCGGGCTTTACAGAACGGATAGATAGAGCCTTCTCACGAAACCAGTCCACAGACTTCTTCGGATCTAAACCGGCAGCCTTGCCTTTATTCAGAATGTTTTGAAATGTTGTTGCCATTAGAAGGTTAACCCTAACTCTTTCTCGGTTATAATGATAAACTCGTATCCACGATCTTTGCAGTACTCACGTGCAGCTTTCCACTTTGCATCGTTCACACCCCATGTCATAACCTCGTTAATATACCTGCGGTTCTTAGAACCACCCTTCTGGACGGTTGGAGGTTTTGTCTGAGCCAATGGCTTCACCTCTACGATTGCCGTCTTTATCCTCCCATCAGCCGTTCTCATGTTGACAGTAAAGTCAGTGAAATATCTATGATACCTGCCATCAATTGGCGATCGATATGGGATGATAGTTTCCTCACTCTGCCACCATATCACATTAGGATCGGAGTCAAAACGGTTCATCACGATGAGTTCCCACCTCGAACGATATACTATATTTGTAGGATCACCCTTGTACTTCTGAGGATTTTTGGGCTTAAAGTATCCCTTATATGTAGCCATGCGGTCCTGCAAAAACGATAAATAACTCAAAGGTATTTATAGGGATTCTCATGGTAGATACAACGGCTAATATATCAGCGAGCTTACCATCAAGCGTTAGTAGTATTGCGGCAGCTACAGACCCAAGTCAAGGTAATTTACAGCTTCAGAACAGCGTATCTAACGGTGTAATGCCCGTATCACAATCGATATGTTTTCCCCAAGGTTTAGAAGCCCAAGACTTTTGGATGTCATTTAGCTTCTATCAATATCAGCGTCCAACATTTTCTAATAATCCAGTTCTTAAGGATGCTGGCACGATTAGGCTTCCATTAGCTAATGGATTAGTTGACGCTCAGGGTGTTTCTTATTCTGTAAAACCATTAGATCCCGGTCTAGGCGCTGCTCTAAATGAAGTATCCGGTGGTAGAGGTGGTTCTAGCCCAATAGATGCTATAAGTAATGCTGCTCAGAAAGGTTTAGGTGCAGCTATAGGTGGCGGCTTACAAAAGATTGGAAACGCAGCATTAGGTCAAAATGCATCTCAGGCTTTACTTGGATTAGCCGGTGTAACACAAAACCCATGGCTGACAGTTATGTTTGATGCTCCTCAATATAAGAAGCACTCGTTATCTTGGACATTACTTCCATCTAATGAAATGGAATCTCTCGCTATTGCCCAGATGATTACAACATTTAAGTTTAATATGCTTCCGGATTCATCTGGTGCTCTTGGTGGTTCACTGTTGACATATCCTAATATTGTTCAAGTTACTGTTAATAATGCACAGGGAGCATTTTGGAATTATATCTTTAAGCCAGCAGTCATCGAGACATTTTCAGTTAACTACGCACCTACTGGACAGCCGTCAATGTTTGGAAAAACTAAAGCTCCTACTGCAGTACAACTCTCTTTGAATCTTCAAGAAATTGAGTTCTTTCTACAGAGGGATTATGGCGCGCCAAATAGTGCCGGTAATTCTAATCTTGATGCACTCTCAAAATGGCTTGAAAGCTAATGTCAGAATCATACTTTAAGAATTTCAATGTAGTATCTTATGGTGGTGCTTACGCTGTTGATCTAACAGAGCGTGTTGTTGAGCTAAAGAATACATTAAAGAATCCGTATATCTTCTATCCTATGAATATTATTCAGGGTGTCAGACCGGATCAATTGGCATATGCCAACTATCAAGATCCATATGCTAGCTGGATCATGTACATCACTAACGATGTACTAGACCCATATTTCGAGTGGTATCTAACAGACTATCAGATGACCCAATTCATCAAAGATAAGTATGGCACTCTCCAGCGCGCTATGGATAGAGTCACCTACTATCGAAATGATTATACTGATAAGAATTCAATTGATCAAGCCGCGTTTAATGCTCTAACACCAGGACAGATGCAATACTGGGAACCAGTATATGGTGTTGGTGCCTATGTAATAGAGTTCCGTAGAAAAGCTATGGAAATAAAAGCCTCGACTAATTTTATTCTTAGCATTGGCTATACCGGTAATGCAGCAGGATTCATTAGCGATGAGGTCTTGAATATTAAGTACTCAAGAACTACAAGTGGTACAGCTCAGTTCATTCAGGCTAACTCTACAAATATGTTGATTCAACATATTGATGGTGATGCATTCCCGCATGATGACGTGGTCATTACAGCAAACAGCTATATATATGGTGTAGAGAGCTCATCGAACGTCCGGATCACAAGTTGCTCATTCATAGCCAATAACATTCCAGTTGACGTACGAGCTTACTATAGCCCAGTCTATTATTATGATTTAGAGCTGGAGAGGAATGAAGGCAACAAGACGATTCGCCTTTTACAAGCGCAGTATGTTCCCGATTTTCTAAGAAACTTCAAAACACTATTGAGTCAATAAAATGGCAGGTTTTAATCCAGGTGACATCTTTATAGATGCGGTATCAGTATCATCACCACGTGGGGGAAGCAGGAATCTAGCTCGTCAGTTCCTATCAGCTGATGTTACCGAAACCATATTCACTCCAGGTTGTTTGGTACAGATTAGAGTTATCGACTTTGATGATTACCTAGGCACATTTGGTAAACTTACAGGTGATGAAACTGTCACTTTTACCTTTCGTAAGCCTAATGGTGGATCAGCTACTTATAATCTACATCTAAACTCTGTTAAAGAAGTTGAGGATACCGGCTCAACGAAGTCTAAAACCTATATGCTTGACTGTATATCTGAAGAAGTTTTTCATGGTCAGGCAAAGCATGTCCAAAAAGGATATAACACCACTATCGATGGAATAGTACAGGATATTTTTAGTCAACTCGGTAGTAAGTCAGGCATCAAGGCTGAATCTACTAAGGGTAAGCGAAATATAAAAATCCCTAATCAACCTCTTTTCAAAGCCATAGAGATGCTAAGGAAAGAAGCTGTGTCTGAGAAGAATAAGTCATCTAACTTTATGTTCTGGCAGACACATAGTGGATTTAACTTTAAAAGTATTGAGGAGATGATGAGTGGTGGAGATGTCAAGACTTTTAGAAGAGATAACGCAGTTGGGCATAATCAAAATAGTAATTTTGATGTAAATGCTATAGCATTTAAGGTGCTTCACTCTATGGATGCTATTAATCGTATTCATTCAGGGGCGATGAATCAAAGAGTCGCTACTTTTAATACCCATACGAATACGTTTACCTGGAAGGATATTAAGCCAAAGGGTGGTGACCTAAAGAATTTAGGCAAGGGTATTATTATGACGGCTAATTTCATTAATGCTTTTTCTAGTGGCATGAGAGCTGTAATGAGAATGGTCAATCATAATGAAGATATTAAGATAGATAAATCTCACGTGCCTGAGACGATCCCACATAAAATGATGGACCTTGCAAGAATGCAAGAACAGACTATGCATATGACAGTCATTGGTGATACGGTTCTTGAAGCTGGAAAGACTATCAATAATCAATTTCCAAAAATCACATCAGAACCAAATAATAGAGATCCAGATGCGCAGGCAAGTGGACGATGGATCATATCAAAAGTTAAACATGAAATTAGGGGCCCAGATGCAAGACCTAGGTGGGTTTCACATCTAGAGTGTCTAAAGGGTGCATATGAGGAGGGTGTATAATGACAGAACAAGCAGAAGGCATGCATTTTTTCGTTGCGGATGTTCGTAATATTCAGGATCCGAATGAAGGTGGTAAAGTACAAATCTGCGTCCATGGTCATCACAATATTGGTGATAAACCAATTCCGGATGATGACCTTCCATGGGCACACTGCATTATGAATAATAGTCCATCAATTAATGGTATTGGTGAATCAGTTGCATATGTAGCCGGAAGCACTGTCGTAGGATTCTGGTTAGATGGTGATAGAAAACAGATTCCATATATCATTGGTAGTACGCACCGCGGCGCACAACCAAAATAGGATAATTAAATGGCTATTGGTAAAGACACAATATCAAGTGGATTAGGTAAAGTAACCGGTATGGGCAGTGTACAAGGTAAAGACCTTGAAGCACCTGCATCGACTACTGGTAATAACGGTTCATCTACGCCTACTACTGATGCACCTAATCCTGGTCATATTCAAGACAATGGTAAAACGCCTCCGACTAGTAGTGCAACTGATATTCTTAAAGCAGCTAGCCAAGGAAAATATGGTCAATCTTCAGTTGGTGTTAAGAAGCCTAGAGAAGAATTAACGAAAGATGATAACGCTGTCAAGAGCGTTAAGGATAAACACACCGAAGATAATAAAGGCAAACCGACAGAGCCTAAGAATCCTACAGCAGGCGCATCAGTAGCAGCTAAGATTCATGATGCTTTATTAGAGGTGGATCCGGATCAGATTGCTGCACCATTGAAGATGGCACTGCAGTCTATGAATATGATTCGCATGATGGATAGTATGACATCACCTGCTGGTATTCTAGCAATGGCATCAGGTGGTATCGGGGGTGCACTTGGTGGATTAGCAGGTGCAGTTGGCCTCGGTGGCATGCAGAACGCCCTTAATGGCGCAATGGGTGGATTAAGTGCAATTGCAGGTGTGACAAGTACTATGCAGAATGCACTTCAAGGTGGCATGATGGGTATGATTAGTGGCGCAGCGCAAGGAGTGTTTCATCCAGCCGAGCTAGCACAAACTATTGAGTCTGCATCTATCCTTCATACGGCTATGAATGAGATTGCAAGCGGTAGTCCATATGCTATTGATGCTGTCGCACAGTTCGGTGGTCCAGCATTTGGTTTAACACCCGGTTCACTAGAGGCAAAGATTGCATTGCTTGGTCCTGGTGGCCAGATGACGCATACACAGATCATCAATGGTGTTCGCGTTAATACGTATATTCAGACATCATCTATTCCTATGAATAATCACTATATGCCAAAGCTTAATGGGCTTGAGCATGTTGCAATTGCAGCTGGTGCTGTTAGTGATATTGCAGGTTCACTATCGGATTTGATGGGTGTTGATAATCCAATTGGTAATGCGCTTGGCCAAGCATCTGATCTTCTAGGTGATGTATCTGATGTTGCAGGAATTGCTAGTAGCATTGGTAACATTGGTGGTATGGTTAATGGATTAATGGGTGGCGGGCCGGCTAGTATTGCTGGTGGGTTAGCCCTTGCTGGTACAGCCGCAAACGTTCTTGGTGGTGCTGCTAATGCACTAAGTGCTGGCGGATTAGCTGGTGCACTAAGTGGTGGTATCGGAGGCATCATCGACGGTGGTTTGAATAAAATTCTCGGTGGTCCGCTTAGTGGATTAATGGATATGGCCGGTAGTTTAATACCTAGTGTAGGTGGTTCTATTATGAATATAGTGAAAGCAGAAATACCAGGTATTGCAGCAATTGGTGGTAAGATGCCTAAGTTAGGTGAGACTATGACTGATTCTGTAAAGGTACTTGCGCTTAGTAAAAAAGGCGCTGATGCTGCGCGTAATATATTCGAAGCACCACAAGCTGCCGCTATTGGCGAGATGGTTGGTATGACCGCTGGTCTAGCAGCCGCAGTAGGATCGTTTAAAGCTATTACACCATTTGGTGATATTGTGCACTCTGTTGCTGCTGGTGCTGCTATTGGTGAGATCGCCGGTTCAGCTATTGGATCAGTTGCTCAAGGTCTTGGTTCTATTCTTAAGGGTTAAAATATGGCAAAGCCACCAAATAATCGTTTTCCAGATCATCCACCTACACCAAAACAATACTTAAGCCACGTGTCGACACGCGTCGATGGAAGCTATCGCGCACACTCAATCGATCCCAGTAATCGAATGAGAACAGTTGGATTCCTAACAGCAGCCGGTGTATTTTTAGCACATGTTATCGATGCGGCAGGACACCAAAGTTCAGCCACACCTGGTGGTACAAAGCGATTCTCTCAGAGTGATACTAAGACCACGACTAATCATGCTGACGCATCAGCTGGTGGTGGTAAGAGTGATAAGACAGCCGGCGGTGGTGATACACAGCATGGAGCCGATAAAACAGACTCTGTAAAGGGCGCCAAACTAGCTGCATCAAAGCAGTCTGCAAAGAACTTTGCTTCGGGTGGTAATGGTCGTCACGTAATGAAGGGTGATCAATCTAATGTCGTTGAAGAAGGCGGCATGCACTTTGACATTTCAAAGGGATATACACTTACTACTAAAGATGGATCAGTTGCATTAAAAAGCACAGGCGGTGACGTCAATGTTTCTGCACCAGCTGGAAACTATGCTATTACCACTGCCGGTAATCAGACACACATTGCATCTGATGATATGATATTTTCTAGTACAACACGAATAATTTTACAAGTTGGTGGATCAAAAATTGAAATTACACCAAGTAAAATCACTATTAAGTCTGCTGCTATCGAGTTTGTTAAGGGGTAATAAATATGGCAGATGCTCATAGGCAAGACGATTCAAGAGCATGTGGTGCAACTACTATTGTTAGTGGTCAGACTTTTGTTAAGGTTGATGGTAAATTATGGGCGGTCGATGGTGATCAAAATACAGATGGCGATGGTGGATTAATAACAACTCATAGCTGGCTTACTATTGCCGGCAAAGGTATTATTGTAGTAGGTGATTCTGCTGCAGCCGATTCTTTATGTATCCCATTAGGAGGTGCGCATTGTGGCCCAAGTGCTTCTTCTGGTAGTAATCTTATTAAAGCATAGGAAAACCAATGGTTAGCAGAGCAGACAGTATCGGACAACTATATTATAAGGCAGATACCTACTCTGACTTCTCAAATGCGTTCACAAAGCATCCAGTGACTCGTGAGTTAGTAGTATTAAAGAATGAGGATTCTGTAAAGCAGGCCGTTAAAAATCTTATCTTAACGAGTGTTGGAGAGAGACTCTTTGATCCATTCTTTGGATCAGACATCAATAGAACCTTATTTGAGAACTTTACACCATTTATGGCTGAAGATCTGGTTAAGTATATTAACAAATCAATCAGATTATATGAGCCTAGAGTTAATCAAATACAGATTACTCCATTAGATGATCGTGATCGTAACGGTATTACAATTAACATTCTTTTCACATTAATAAATAAGCCAGATCCAATTCAACTAAGCATCTTCTTAAAAAGAGTCAGGTAAATGGCAGCCAATACATCACTATCACTGACATCACTAGATTTTGATACCTTAAAGTCTAACTTTAAAGGCTTCCTGACATCTCAGCCTCAGTTTAAGGACTTCAACTTCGAAGGCTCAAACATGAACGTCCTACTAGACGTCATGTCATACAATACCTATCTGAACTCTTTCTACCTTAATATGGTATCATCAGAGATGTTCATGGATACGGCACAGAAATATGATTCTGTTGTATCCCATGCTAAGGAGTTGAACTATCTTCCAAAGTCTGCAAAGTCGTCCCTGGCCACTGTATATTTTGATGCATCAACCATTGGTATCACACCGCCATTCTCTATCCCGAAAGGTGTGACGTTCAGCGGTACGAACTCTAATGGCGTATTCACATTCTCAACTAACCAGCTTCACAACTATCAATCAGCCAACTCTACCTACACGGTAACAGGCTTAAACCTGTACGAGGGTGTGTACACAACTGACGTTTTCGTTGTCGACTACACAGTAGAGACTCAGAGATTCCTTCTTACTAACGAGAACATTGACATTGATAGTTTAACTGTTACTGTTAGTGAGTCCGGTAACGATACTGTTTTTGCGCGTGTTCAAACACTGTTTGGATTAAGTGAAGTATCAAACGTCTACTTCCTTCAGGGCGCACAAAACGGTCTTTATGAGGTTGTGTTTGGCGATGGTCTGTTTGGTCGTAAGCCTGATAACCTAGCAGTTTTATCTATCGAGTATCGTGTCTGTAGTGGCCCAATGGCTGATGGCATTGATTCATTCCTATGCACGATGGATCTAGGTCAAATCAATGGTGGTACTGCTTCAATCTCAACACCGGTAGCATCAGCTATCTCTGCTGGTGGTGCGGATCCGGAGTCAATCGAGTCGATCAGATTCTCTGCTCCACGATATTTTGCTACACAGCAAAGAGCTCTAGCATCCGACGACTATTCATCTCTTGTCCTTGATAATTACGGTGGACAGATTGATGCTGTTAGTGTGTATGGTGGTGAGACTCTTGAGCCTAAACAATATGGTCGTGTGGTTGTTTCTCTAAAGCCTATGGGTGGTACAGTTACACCTGATTATCTGAAGAATGAGATTTCATCGTTCCTAAAGGCCTACACGTCTCTACCAACACGCATTATTATTGCTGATCCTGAGTATTTCTATCTAGGTATTAATACAGTCGTTCAGTATGAGAAAGTCTCAACCACAAAGCTAGTAACCGAACTTCAATCATTGATTGTTAACTCTATCTCAACATGGGGTCAGGATAATCTTGGTCAGTTTGGTACTGACTTTAGATATAGTAAGTTTGTTGCTGCTATTGATGCGGTAGATACATCCATCACAAGTAATAATACAGACGTCTATATGATTAAGCGTTTATCACCACTTCTTGGATATGCTTCCGGATTCTCAATCTCATTTAATAACTCTGCAAGTATTGAGCAGACATCACCGGGTTATACAAAGAATAAGCCGTTTCATGATGAGCCTGTCCTTACATCGACAAAGTTTACCTATATGGATGCTGATGGTAACACATGGGAAAATTGCTTTTTCAGGGATGATAATCTAGGTACTATTGTTATCTACTCTGTCATCGATGGTGAATTCACTGTCATTAATCCATTAATTGGCACTATCAATTATGTCACAGGCCGTGTTGACATTCAGAAATTTATCGCCACATATTATGACCAATACATAGCAATTAAATATAAGACTCTGAATAAGGATGTTATCATCGGGCAGAATGCTATTGCCCTGATCGACATCAATAGCTATGATGTGAATGTTTCCGTTATAGAGACATTAAAGTAATGGAATTTTCAGTAGAGAAGAAAATCTCTAGCTTTGTTGAATCCCAGTTCCCTCAATTCTATCTGGATGAGGGTCCGAACTTTGTAGCATTCGTCAAAGCCTATTACGAGTGGATGGAGTCTGAGGGCGGGGCGATCTATGGCTCAAGAAACCTATTTGACTTCAGAGACATCGATAATACCCCTGATACTATGCCATGGAATAGCACAAGCCTCAACGGCTTCCTAGAGCACTTCCAGCGTAAGTATCTGTATAGCATTCCATTCAACGTTATCGTCAACAAGCGATTCCTTCTCAAGCACATCCTTGACGTCTATCGTTCCAAGGGTACGATCAGCTGCTATAAGCTTCTATTCCGCCTTATCTATAATGAGGATGTTGACGTATACCTGCCAGGTGTTAATGTTCTACGTCTGTCTGATGGTAAGTGGAATCAGCCCCTTTACCTAGAAGTATCTGATAGCACGATTAGTACAAGCTTTGTTGGCAAACGTATTATAGGTCTTGGATCACGCACTACAGCGACTGTTGAGAACTATAGTAGAGAGCCTATCAATGAGAATTTGATTTGTACTCTTGAGCTGACTTCTATCTTACCAAAGGGTGGTACCTTCACCAAAGGTGAGAAAGTAATCGTAATTGAAGATGCAACTAATGGAACACAAGTAAATTTAGCTCCCGTTATCATCGGTTCTCTCGATTCACTTGACATCATCAATGGAGGTCAGGACTATCAGGTTGGTGACGTTGTCAAGATTGCTCACCGTGATATTGTCACCGGTGCTCTGACATCATACGGTATTGATGGAACACTTCGTGTTGCTGAGACTGCTACATCACAAGGTGCGATTCACTATAACATCAAGAGTGGCGGTTTTGGTATCTCTATTGCCCAGGGTGCTCATATCTTTCAGTATAAAGGTAATCCTGACGGCACCGGCGCCACATTCCAGATTGGTGCATTATCATATACAATTCCAGTAGTCTATAACACTGACATCATTAGTGACTTTTTAGACGTTCAGCTAAACGCGACAACATATGGGTTTGCTGCAAATGCCGCGGCAAATGCTAGTAGCGTTATTGGCCCATCAGAGATTGAGTCTACATTATCATATGATACGAAAGTATTCGGATCTCTTGCAGCGCTGACTAACCAATACGGCGGTAATGGATACTCATCAAATCTGAATATCTTTATCCGCAATACGATGGAAGCTGGTAATTATCTGAGTGGAAATATCAGCTATAACACAACCTCAAATACCATCACCGGTACGGGTACAACGTTCCAAAGATATTTCTCAGCAAATGACGTCATATGGTTTCAGGCTAATACAGCTAATAATCTAACAAAAGAATACGCTGTTATTAAGTCAGTTAATAGTAACACAAGTATCACACTTTATGGTGCACCGTCTATTAACTCAACAGCATCTGCAAAGCATAAAGTATCAACAGTTATTCTACCATCACAGTTCGCTACATACGAGCCTACAGTTGCGACCAAGGACGGTTCTATCGCTGGCCTTAACTCAATCGTTGAAGGTGTCCCGGCTGTAGGTTCTGGCGTTATCTCTCGTCTTGAGGCTGTCAATGCTGGTAAGGGATATGTTGATACAGAATACGTGGCCGCATACCTATACGCCGGCTTAAGCCCAATCACTGTATACAACGGTGGCAGTCTATATTCTAATGGTGAGCCTATTGTTTTTGCCGGTGATACTGAAGGAACTAGAGCAACAGGTTACGTCACAACAAATGCTAATGGTACAATCCTAGCAGCCACTCTGACGAACGCTGGTTCTGGTTATAAGGGTGCACCGAGACTGATCGTGCGCACACAGTACGGTACAGGTGCGGTGCTTGCAACAACCGTCAACGAGTTTAACCCACTCAGTAAGATTACAGGTCGCGTTCGTAAAGCCGGTCTAGGTAAGACTGCTGGTTTTTGGAATACAGATGACGGCTTCTTGGATGCGAATAAATATATTCAGGATAGCTTCTTCTATCAAGACTTCTCATACCAACTCAAGACTGCGGCTACTCTTGATAAGTATAAGAACATCTTGTATCAGACATTCCATACGTCTGGAGTGGAGTTGTTTGGTGAATACGCTAAAACTATTATTGATGGTGCACCGGCATCTATCTTGCAGGAAACTACGACGCCGTTATACATTTTGCCGCAGTATATCACTATCGATGATACTACTATTC